GCCGTTATTTTACTCTTATTTGGCTTTGTGAAGAAGATAGTATATATTTACCCTTATTTCACTTTGTCATTTAAGCCCACAGTAGTAAACACCCCCAATTCCTACTACGTTTTTATTATGATTGACGGCATCAATTTGCCGTATTTTGCACCGTTTCGTATTTTTGTGACAGAATCGGAGGCAAAATAACCTCTCTGATATGCTCGGCAAATCGGGGTAAATCAGAGCAAAACTCAGCATTTTAGGAGGTACTTGAAAAATGATTAAGATACTTTTTGTTTGCCACGGCAATATATCTGTGAGTTAAAATTGTGTCGGCTATTGTTTGGGTAAATCGGTGCAAATCGTGGTGGTATGAAAAGTGCCTTACTACGATTTTACTACTATTCGGCAAATGAAAAATATATATGTACAAATCCCCTTTTTCGTGGGTAGTAGAAGGCACCATGCAGCAATGCAGGTGCCTTTTTTATACACGGTTTTTGAATGAGTAAACAATTTATAAACAAACCCAATTTTCTATAATTTTATCAAGGTAAGAATTATCAAGTAAACATTTAAATTGCTTATCCGTAATACTGCCATTAAAACTTTTTTCGCTTTTTAATATATTTAGGGCAATTTGGCGTAAAACATTGAGATTTTCTGCCGAATTGTCCTTTCTGGCTCTGCTTTCATCTTCTCGAAATGCCATATCCAAAACCCAATGCAAACTGTTTTCTACACTCCAATGACTCCGTTTATGCCTCATTAATTCTTTTGCAGTTAAACCTTTGCAACTAAAAATAAAATAATGATTTTGTTTGAGTTTTTGACCCTTTTCTTCAACTTCGCAATATGTTACACCTATTCCATTTATACCTCTCCACTCGTCCTTTCCGTTTAACCATCCAATTTCTTCTGAAATAACACATGTTCTTGATTCAATTCTGCCATGACCTTTTTCTATTGTTCTATAATAATTATCACTGTTTTTAACATCATTATCTTTACGAATGTCATCAAGATATAGCTTTACATCTCTATACATAGTCTTTTGATTTTCTTTCAAAGATAATATATAATCTGCATCCTTAGATATGACTTTTTCAGCTATATCTTTTTGTGTACCCATAGCATCAATAGTTACTATACAACCGTTTATTTCAAGCATATCAAGCAGTTTGGGGATTGCAGTAATCTCGTTACTTTTTTCTTCACATGCTAACTGTCCAATGACAAGTCCGCATTCATGTGAGAATGCACTAACTACATGTAGTGGGCGTTTAGTTTTGTCTCGTGTTCTGCGAGCGGTTTTTTCGTCTATTGCAATTACACCGGTTAAATCTGATACAACATTTTTCATCCATTCACAAAAAAGAATGTGCAATTTCTGAGTGTCGATTTCTTTTATTATATTTCTAAATGTGCAGACATCCGGTATACCATATTCAAGTTTGAGAAAACTTTTTAGCCATTCATATTTGCTATTTCCGAACATTTCGATTTTTGCATATGATGTAGCTCCACATATTACTGCTAAAAGCATAATAATTAATACCTCATGTAAAGGATACATTACACTATTTTTTCTACGGGTATCTTCAATTCCTTCTAAAACATCTGCTAATGCTAACTTTTTCATTACAATCACCTTTTTTATTTTATTATCTCATAAAAATAATTGTTGTGATATTACTTTTTGTTAACAGTTTGTTTACTCATTCAAAAAACGTGTTTTTTATAGCCGTGATATTGAAATTAGATAGTTCTTGTGTTATAATAAATTGTCTTATTTGTGTTAGAACTGACAAGTCTTGCGAATAGGAGTGACAAAAGTATGATTAGAAATAATATTGAAGTAGATGTAAAGGTAAAGTGCATAGAGAATGAAACCACGCAGGCGAAACTTGCTGAAACAATCGGAACAACGGGCCAGTATGTAAACCGCATCATCAAAAAGAAGGATGGCGTAGTAAATAAGACTTTCGTGCAGATGCTTGAGGCTCTGGGATACGATATTGAATTGACCTATGTAAAGCGAGAGGGATAAGTCCGTTAATTTGGACACATAAGGGTGTATACTGGGTATTATCAAAAGTCTACCGAGATGTAAGCACATGGAAAATGATAATCCACAAGACAATATCTTTTTTCAAAATACACTGAAAGGATGAAAAATCATGGCAAAGGAAAATGCTATTCTTGATAAAAAAGAGCAGTGGAATGAGGATTTGAATGAATCCTTTGATTTTGATGAATTAGAAGAGAAACTCCAGAGTCAATTAGAAGAGGAACTCGCAGATATGCAGTTCCTTACAGAAGAAAAAGAAAAAATCGGTAGCCCAGACAACCTTGGCAATGTCATCATAGATGTTGTATGGGAGCAATTCATAAAACAGGTTGCAGTTACTGCGGGCGAAGATTTCATTAAAGAAAATAGAGGGCTGCATCTCGATTTGAGAAAAGAGGCACATATTCAGACTACAGAGAATTTTGCAGACGGCAAGATTGCCACACATAATACTGAAATTGATTATCAACAAAGATATGATGATTGGCAGTCTAATTTTGTAAAAGACGAAAATGGTAATGTAGTAACACACCAAACACGATCTGGAAAAGAAGAAGCTACTTTAGTTAAAGGGGCAAGAAAACCGTTTGATGAAGGGCGCCCGACGGGTTCAGTGGAAAACCATACGGATATGGACCATACCGTATCTGCTGCAGAAATCATTAGGGACCCTGCTGCTAATGCACACATGACGAAAGACGAACAAATTGCATTTGCAAATAGTGATGCCAATCTGAATGAAATGGATTCAAGCCTCAACCGCTCTAAGGGTGATAAGTCTATGACCGACTGGCTTGACAATCCAAACTCAAGTGGTCAAAAGCCGGACGAAATTTTTGATATTAGTGCTGAAGACGAAGCAAAACTGCGTCAAAAGGATGCAGAGGCTCGTGAGGAGTACGAAAAGCAGAAAAAAGAGGCAGAGCAAAAATCCATTGAGGCAGGTAAAAAAACAAGAAAAGAAGAAGCATTCCGTATTGGTGGAAAGGCTCTTCGCGCAGTACTTATGCAGTTGTTGGCTGAACTTGTCAGAGAAATTGTTGCCAAAATGGTTAAATGGTTTAAGTCATCAAAGAAAGCTCTGGATACTCTATTGGATAGCTTTAAAGAGGCAATTCACTCCTTCATCGGAAAGATGAAACAGCATCTGATTAATGCAGGTAACACACTTTTTACCACTGTTGCAACAGCTATTATAGGTCCTATTGTTGGAACGATTAAGAAAGTGTGGATTATGCTGAAACAGGGGTGGAGTTCCCTCAAAAATGCCATCGCATATATCAAAGACCCTGCTAATAAAGGAAAGCCTATCGGGAGGCTGATGATGGAAGTTGGTAAGATTGTAATTGCGGGCATGACAGGTATAGGTGCAATGCTCCTTGGAGAGGTAATCGAAAAAGATCTGATGACTATCCCTATTTTCGCAGTGGAAATACCATTGCTTGGTAGCTTGGCAAACATTCTGGGCATTTTTCTTGGTGCTGTTGTTGCGGGCATAATTGGTGCGATAGCAATTAACATCATTGAAAAACAGATTGAAAAGAGCATGAAACGAGACAATGTTGATGCACAGATAGAGAAAGGCAATGAAATCTTAAGAACACAGCATCAGTTGCAGACCGTTAATAAGGTAAAACTCGACCATACCAAAGGAACAACGGCGCAAAATATTCATGACCGACACGTTGCGGCAGCTAATATGGTGGCTGATTCAGTCGAAAACATAAGAAAGAATTGCGCTACGGATGAAAGCATTGATGATGCTTTCGATGATATTGATAAACTTTTTGATGAATTGGAGGACTAAGGATATGAAAAAGGTTTTATATGTTGTTGGAGCCGGATTAGTTGTGGGGGCGGTTGCCGCTACGCTTTATTATATGAATAATAAGAAAAAGAAAGCATCCGAGGAGGCTTGCGAACATAAAAAATTCGATGATAAGTTTGAAACAGAAAACAGTGAATCTTCAAAAGATGTAATTATCGCCCAGGATGAGCCTGTGTATGAGGATGTTAAGAGTTCTGCCATCGGAAGTATGTACTCCAGACATGAAGGTGCAGCCAACGTCATGAGCGATTCGGTTGATGCGATTCGTGAAAACATTAAGGTGCCTGAAGATACCAATGCTGAAATCGATGATATTTCTGCCGAATTAGACAGAATGATAAGTGAGGATTAAAGATGGGCGAGTTGGTTATACAGTATCATGATTTTGAAAATGCGAAAAAAGAAATAAAGAAATTTTCAGAGCAAACCACAACGGATCTGGACTTAAAAAGAGTTGACGATTCTAAAGGTGTTGGTGAGTTTTTAGGTGACTGGTTCTTTGGGCGTGGAATAGGAAAAGACCACCTGGTTAAGGGCGAGGAATTAAATGATTTGACGTCGCAAATTCAAACCTATCTGCACAGTATCAATAATACTCAAATCAAACTGATTAAGGAGTTTGGGCAGGTATATAGTGCTTTGGAGGCCTTGGACAAGGATTATATCCAGGCTATTCTGATTTCCATTAAGGCTACGGAAGAAACAAGTGAAGGGATTCAGAAAACCCAGGAGCAGATTAAAAAGATTGTAGAGAATCAGCGTAAAACACTCGAAGAACTCAAGAAATTCAAACAGAAATTAGATGGATACGCTCACTTGGGTGATATCGATAAAATATGGGGTGACTGCCAAAAATGGCATCAAGATATGGCGTCACTTACAAAGGAAATTTCTGCGGCTACGGAACACGGTAAAGACAACGATAAAAAAATTGAGGCGTTAAAGAGCGCATTGTCTACTGCTGAAAAGAAAACCGGAGACCTGTCAGTACAAATCTCGCAGATGATAGAAAGGTTGGAATCTGTCACAGCATTTACAAGTGCTTTGGAAAAAATTACGCATCTACAAGATGTCGATGAAATGTGGGAGTCCCTTATTACTGCACATGAGGCATTGAAAAATATCGGTAGTGATATCGAAGCACTGAAAAAAGGTGCCGCTAAGCATCAAGAGGAAATAAATAAACTGCTTGCTTTTGTAGAGAAAGTATCTTCTCTTGAACATTTGATGGATGTGGACAAAATGTGGTCTTGCACAGAAGAGCAGAAACATCATTTGAAGGAAATTGACTGTATCAGCGGTGAGCAGGCAGGCCGACTGGAATCGTTAGCAAGTGAAAACGATAAAATTGCAAAGCGTGTGTCTGCTAACGAGCAAGATATTAAGAATCTGAATGAGAGTGTCAATAAATTCAAGGATATAACTCATCTGGATGATGTCGATAGCACGTGGGATACAGTTAAGGAACATTCAGGACAGTTAACCCAAATGGAAAAACAGAATGAAGCTATTGTTACTTCTGTTCAAGAAAATAAAGAAGATGTAGAGGCTAAAATCGTCGAAGCAAATAATGCAATTGCATCTTTAACTCAAAAGATAAAATATGCATATTTGATTGCCGGAGGAACTGCTGGCTTGGCAATAATTGAGTTGATTTTGCTTCTGGTGTGAAGGTGATATGATGGATAAGTATGGTCAAGCATTAGTCAATAATGCTTCTAAATTGGATGCTGTTACAGATGCTTGTGGCGAAATTACAAAATTGGCAACAGCAATTGTGGAAGAACATAGCAAATCTGCCACCATTGCTTTGCTTAAAAAAATATCGGAATCTGTTGATAATCCGAAATACAAAATAGAGGTTAAACGAGCAGCGCAGCTTGTTAATTCCTGTTTGATTGAATTTTACGGTTACTCCACTATTCAGAGCATTTGTAAACCTACAGCGGATCTGGACGATGATAAGAGGACACTCCAAGAGTTATTAGATGAGTTGGATGCCCTTGTCGGCTTGGAAAAAGTAAAGAATAAAGTTCAAGATTTGATTGTGTACCAAAAGGTTCAGAAGATGCGTAGGGAGAAAAATCTCCACTCAACAAAGAATACCTTACATCTCGCCTTCACTGGCAATCCTGGAACTGGAAAAACAACAGTTGCGAGAATTGTAGGCAGAATTTATAAGAGGATAGGGTTGCTCTCAAAAGGGCATTTTGTTGAGGTTTCAAGAACTGACCTCATTGCAGGATACCAAGGGCAGACTGCGCTTAAGGTAAAGAAGGTAATTGAACAGGCTAAAGGTGGCGTGTTGTTCATTGATGAAGCTTATAGTATCACGGAAAATGACCATTCCGATTCTTATGGTAGAGAGTGCTTAACGGAACTAACGAAAGCCTTGGAAGATTACAGAGATGATTTGGTTGTAATTGTTGCCGGATACACCGAGCCTATGAATAAATTTTTTGAGTCTAATCCAGGATTGAAATCTCGTTTTAATACGTTCATAGAATTTGATGACTATAATTCTACTGAGTTGGACAAGATACTTCTTTCCATGTGTAAAAATAACGATTATGTCTTGGATGATGAGGCTAAAGATAAAATCCATATGTATTTTGAGCAGCAAATCTCATCGAAGGATGAGAATTTTGCAAATGGTAGGTTAGCAAGAAATCTATATGACGATTTGGTTATGAATCACGCAAGACGAGTGATAAAAGTTGATAATCCAAGCAGTGCTGATTTATCAACCATCAAAGCTGTGGATTTCAACTTAGAATTCAAAGAAGTGGAAGATGATTGATATGTTTCCGTAAACGGCAAAGATACGACAAAGGCTGTGGATATATTCCCTTGCTCGTAAAAAGGCAAAGAAATTCAGCCTATCGTATCGAGCCATGTTGAGTGTGTAGTATTGATGTCAAAAGTACAGAAGTAAGAACTGCAAATGGACTTGAAATAAAGGGATTTCAAGAGTTTCGGGATAAATTAACGGAGCCTCAAAATTCCACTTCTTTGAGTGTTAGGAAACATATCAACGGTTAAATTCTCATAGGGTTGAGTTGACGGAATGAAAATGGGATAGTTGAGTTGATAGGATTGATGTGAAGAATAGACCTGTTTGGGGTCTTATTTTTTGACTTTGAATTGTTAGGTGCGGAGTAAAATGAAAATTTTGCGTATCAAAATATATTGTCAAATATCACGAAATATCATTAAATGCATTGAAAAAAAAGAAATGAGCTGATATAATAGAGAATATATTATTGTAACTAGCGATATGGACGCAGGAGATAAAGTAATGAATAAAAATAATATAAACGAAGAGAGTTATGTTGGTATTAATGCTGCGGCAGAATTTTTGGGAATAAAAACAGTCACACTTAGGAAGTGGCTAAAATCCAAACCAAATTTACCATCACATCGAGTGGGGAAATTGTGGAAATTTAAGATTTCTGAGTTGGATGAATGGATTTCAAGCGGAAAAAGTGCAGAAAATTAAAAACACGGAGCTAAACAACTATGAAAAAATATACATTTATTGATTTGTTTGCTGGATGCGGCGGATTAAGCGAAGGCTTTTATAAACAAGGATATAAGTCTTTGCTTCATCTAGAAATAGACGGTGCAGCTTGCAAGACACTACGCACTAGGATGAAACATTATGGCTATTCGGACGAAGAGATTGAAGATGCAGTTCTATGTGCTGATATAACTTCAGATGGAATAATTGAGGAAATTGATAAAAGATTGCATGAGGATGTGGATATTATAATTGGAGGACCTCCATGTCAGGCTTTTTCGACTGTTGGAAGAGCACAATCACCAGATTCCATGAACAGCGATCCACGTAATTATTTGTTTGAAAATTACCTTCAGATTCTTAATCACATTAAACCAAAGATGTTTATTTTCGAGAATGTTAAAGGAATTTTATCTGCCAAACCCAAGGGCGTAAAAATATTCGACATAATAGTTAGAGAAATGAGCAAGACATACAATATTGTGAGTGACCCTAAAACTATTTTGCTGAATGCGGCTGATTATGGAGTACCTCAAATTAGAGAACGAGTAATCATAATTGGAGTGCGAAAGGACATTGACTTTATTGATGTGAAAGATATCTATGCTAGCATCCCTAAAAGTCATTCTGACACAGACACATCATTGCCAAATTATGTGACGGTAGGCGAGGCAATTTTGGATTTGCCTAAACTCAATCCTGGAGAGGGAGAAAATGAGCAAAGGGTAAAACCTCTTAAGCGTAAGAATGATTATTTGAAAAAAATCGCAAATAATAGTGGTATTATATATAATCACTCAGCAAGAAATCATAATGATGCAGATAAAGAAAGATATAGGATATTAAGTGAGAATAAGAATTGGCAATTGAAAGATTTACAGGTTGTTCGGCCCGATTTGGTTCATCATGACCCTAAACATTTTGGAAATAGATATACAGTGCAAGAAAGTGATAAACCAGGAAAAACAGTAGTTGCGCATTTGTATAAGGATGGAAACCTATTTATTCATCCAGATTCTGAACAGGCGAGAACTTTTACGGTAAGAGAGGCAGCAAGAATCCAATCGTTCCCTGATGATTTTGTGTTTGAGGGTTCAAGAACAGACCAATTCAAGCAGGTTGGAAATGCAGTGCCACCATTGATGGCAGAGACATTTGCTAGAACTCTTGGAGAATTCCTAGAGTTAATAGATGAGAAAAGTAAAGGTAAGGAATGATGTTATGCCATATAAATTTATAGATTTATTTTGTGGAGCAGGAGGCTTCTCAAAAGGCTTAGAAATGGCTGGATTTGAGTGTATAGGCGGAATTGAGTTGAAAGAAGTAATTTCAAAAACACACCAATTGAATCACAAGCATTCTAAGACTATTTTTGGAGATATTAGAGAAACTCCGCCAGAAAAATTTGCAGAGATAATAGGTACGAATCATGTAGATGTTATTATTGGGGGACCACCGTGTCCTACATTTTCGACAATTGGTGATGCCAAGATTCGTTCTGTGACGGGCAAGCCAACCTCAGAAGATCCAAGAAATCAGCTATTTTTAGAATATTTGAAATATGTGGATTATTTCAGACCTGATATATTTGTTATTGAAAATGTACCAAATTTCATTACGAAGTATAAAGGTGCAATTTTTAATACTGCCGTTGAGATTATAGAAAATATCGGAAAAGATGACCAGGAAAATGGAGAAGGCATCTATGAAGTGGAAAAGCCAGTTCAGGTTCTAAATTCTGTATACTATGGTGTTCCTCAAACTAGAAGAAGAATGATGTTAGTGGCACACAAGAAGAATGGTGTGAAATATTCATATCCTACTCCAACACATTATTATGATCAAACGGATGAAGAATCTAAGAAACTTAAACCTTGTACGACTGTTCAGGACGCTATTGGCGATTTGCCGAAGATAACTGATAATTGGCGAATAACTGAAATGCCATATTCCAAGAATAGTGGGCTTACAGAATTTCAAAAGATTATGAGAGCATCCGGTAATGGAAAAACGGTTAAAAATAATATATGTAGGATGTCTAATGATAGAGCAAAAAAAGTATTCCCGCATATGGCACAAGGAAGCAAATATATGGATTTGCCACCAGAAATCAGACAAATTCTTCCGTTTAGAGAAGACATTTTTCAGGACCGATTAAAGAGATTAGTTATGAAAGAACCTTCTTGGACGGTGATAGCACATATTGGCATGGATGGGTATATGTATATTCATCCAACCGAGAATAGAACATTATCTGTAAGAGAGGCGGCGAGGATACAATCGTTTCCAGATGATTTTGAGTTCGTTGGAAATCAGCAAGAAACCTATGTTCAGGTAGGAAATGCAGTTCCACCATTGCTTGGAAAAGCTATAGGCGAAAGCATAATGAAATATTTGGAGGGTTAATTATGGCATATACATATAGGGAAGCTATTAAGACTGCTTATAAATACCTCAACATCGATGAAAACAAGGTTGAGGTTATCGATAATACAAACGGTAGAGGGATAGTGTATGAATTTGATGGGGTTAAAACTGTTATATTTATCTATCCTATAAGTTGTAAGCAGAAAAATAAGCAGAATTTCTTTGATACACGTGACAGTGGAGCAAAAGAAAGAGGTGTCGCATGGAAGTATGCGAAAGATAATGGATTAAGATACTTTTGTTTGGGATTTAACGAAGAACAGGAGAGATACAAAGATTATGTATTAAGTTTGGAAAGTGATGAAAATTCGATTTCAAATATCTCATTTAGAAAAGCATCTGATTCAGAAGCAACAGGAACACAGGTGAATATTCCAAATGATTTTATTCCTGAAGGTAAATTTATTAGAATTTGTACTCCAAAGGGTTTTTATATTGCGGCCATAAAGAGGGAATTTGCGAAGGAATATATTCGTCTTTTTGATAATAGACCGTATATGATTGAGAAAAAATTCGAGGAAGATGATGCCTGCGATGTAGAACCAATACGATTTGAAACAGGTTATGAATCACCATTCCCTAGAAATAGAATTCTATTTGGTGCTCCAGGTACAGGTAAGAGTTTCACCATTAACAATGATAGAGAAGAATTACTTGGAGTCGACAATGAAGATGATTACGAGCGTGTAACATTCCATCCAAATTATTCTTATGCAAATTTTGTCGGTACATATAAGCCTGTAATGGTTGATGATTCGGCAGATAGTATTTCTTTAGCAACAGAAAAAGAAGCATTAACTGTTTTGACAGATGAGTCAATATCTGCACAGGAAAAGTATGATTTACTCTATGATAAATTTAAGGATGGCAAATTAACACTACTTCCATTTTTGCTGGGGGTGTTTACAGATGATGATTTCAAGACAAGAAAAAAGGATGGGTCTGATACTGCTGATGATAACAATGCAGAACGTAATCACGGAAGAGCCATCCGTCCGTATGTAAATCTTTCAAAGCCATCAAGTGGCAAGAAGGATATTTCATATGAATATGTGCCAGGTCCATTTATGCGTATGTATGTTAAGGCGTTGAAGAATAGCAGAACAGATAATATCAAACCATTTTTGCTAATTATTGAGGAAATTAATCGTGCCAATGTTGCTGCTGTATTTGGTGATGTTTTTCAGCTACTTGATAGGGGTAGCAATTTTGTAAGTGAGTATCCGATTCAGGCTACAGAGGATATTAAAAAATATCTTGCAAAAGAACTCGGAGGAAAACCGGAAGATTATAATAAGATTAAGATTCCAGATAATATGTTCATATGGGCAACGATGAATAGTGCTGACCAGGGCGTATTCCCAATGGATACAGCATTTAAGAGAAGATGGGATTTTACCTATCTTGGAATTGATGATAATGACAAGGAACTCCAAGGCAAGTTTGTTACTATCGGTTCTAAGGAAAAGCAGAGAATTGAATGGAATGAACTTAGAAAAGCCATCAATGAATTTCTTGCTGAATCAAAGATTAACGAAGATAAGCAGTTAGGACCATATTTTATCTCAAAGAGCATTGTTATACCTAAAGATGGTGGTACAGAAATTGATTCTAAGTTATTCTGCGATGCGTTTAAGAATAAGGTGCTTATGTATTTATTTGATGATGCAGCAAAGCAGAAGCATCAAAGCCTGTTCGAAGGCAGTGCAAAAGGATATACAAGATATTCTAAAATTTGTGAGGCATTTGATGAACAGGGAATTGGTATTTTTAATAGCAGAATCCAAAATGCTGTTGATGTACAGGACCTGGTTATAAATGAGCATCCTGTGGATGAGAATAGAGTGCCGATTAGTGAATCCAATGATTAAGGAGGTCTGATTTATGATCTCTGAATTTGTGCGAGAGCAGAAGCGTTATACACAAAAGGATTTGTGTCATAAATTAAAGTGCAGCGAAGAACAAGTGGTTCCGTTGATTAGAAAATTAAAGGAATTCGGAGTGCTTAAAGCTGTTAAAGCATCTGATGTACAAAAGAATATGGCTGATCTATTAGATGAAGACATAGAGGTTGCAGATGTTGAAGTCGGTGAAAATGAATACCTATATGTTTTTACATTTGTGGGTGTAATCGTTGTTGCTGGGCGAGTGCTTAAATGCTATCCAAAGTACTTACTCCATGCAAACGAGCCGACACATGAATTGCAGCAAGTCATGAAGGTCTTGGAAAAATATAATTCCAAAGAACAAATTGTCAGAATGTTTAATGATAGTAGCGAAAGCAGTTCTTTCAATCTATTAGCCGTATTATTGTTTCTATTACAGGATTACTTTGAAAATAATGTATATAGCAATACGGAAGAGATTATCGAGTGCAATGGTTCTGGAGAAATATTATGGGATAAAACCATAAATGAAACTTTTACTATGTTATCTGATAATCGCCCGTATTATGTAGAATTACAAACCCGTAAAAGGGTAACCAATGATTTTGATTACTTCAAGAGACTTCACGAATGTGTATTAACAATGGCATCTAGGGAACTAAAAGATGCTAAACTGTTAGATTTATTTGAAATGGATGAGGTTAATCTCACAGATGAAGAGTTGGATGACTTTGGCGATAAAGAATACATTTTATACAGAATAGAAAAGGAACTGAACATACAGTTCAATACAAGGAAGCAGTTAGTTCTGAAGACGATGTATGCCTATATAGAGCGAAGAGGCAGTCTCTTTGATATAGATTGCCTGTCACTTTTTGGAACTAATAGCTTTAATCTTGTATGGGAAAAAATCTGTGCTGATATTATGGACAATCAATTAGATGTACCGTTGGGTGCAATCAAACTTCCGGTGCCATTAAAAGATGGATATGACAGAAAAAAGAAACTTATTGAACTGATTGAAAAGCCACTATGGACTGTTACAGGAAAAACTTCGAAAGATACATTGATACCAGACCTTATATCAATCTGCAAAGTGAACAATCAGTATCAGTTCATTATATTTGATGCGAAATATTATAACGCACATTTGGAAAAAGGTATCGCTCCGACAGGTCAGCCAGGTATAGAATCTGTTACAAAACAGTATCTATATCAATTGGCGTATCAAAAGTTTATAGAAGAGCATGAATTTGCATCTGTAATGAACTGTTTTCTGCTCCCTACAGAAAACAGTGAGATAGAAGATAAGGGTGAAGTTAGAATGGAGATGCTTTCTAATCTCGGACTTCAAAACATTAAAACAAGGTTGATTCCAGCCGATAAAGCATATGATTTGTACCTTTCAGGAAGAAAAATTGATATATATACTTTGAGATTATAATGATTCAATAATGTGCCATGAGAATGAAGCAGATGATATTAAGCGAACGCTGATATCTCTGCTTTTTGTTGAAAAGATTTTGACGAACAGGAAATAAAAATGATTATTTGCTACGAAAATATGTAAAACCCTACGAAAAATGAATAAATACTACGATAAATATTGACTTTACTACACTCTTGGTATATAATAAATGGTAGAAAGGGGGATAATCCTCTATGTACTATACTGAGATTACCAAAATTATAGAAGCCGGAATGAAAAAAGATCCGACTAAGGTTGCTAGCTATTCCCGTCTTCTTGCTAAAAAAATGAGCCGTGACGGTGACGAACGTGCTAGCAATCGTATATTATCTGTTGTAGATAAAATGGGCGGAAGCAATGCAGTTATGGATTCTTTGGTTGCATTACCCGTAGACCAAGAAAGTCGTCTAGATATAGCAGAAATTGACTATGCACCAAGTGTTGAGAATATTATTCTTAGCAAACCTGTTCAGGATGCACTTGATGATTTTAAAGTTACAATTCAAAATAAAGAAAAAATGATGTCTCTAGGACTGGATTTCCGTATGACATTACTTTTATATGGTCCACCGGGATGTGGTAAAACAAGTGCAGCTAAGTATTTGGCATCAGAATTAAAATTACCTCTAGTAACCGCTAGATTTGATACTCTGATTTCCTCGCTCTTAGGAAATACAGCTAAGAATATACATCGTATATTTGAATTTGCCAAAAAACAACCTTGTGTACTCTTTCTTGATGAATTTGATGCTATTGCCAAGGCAAGAGATGATGCTCACGAATTAGGTGAACTTAAGCGTGTTGTAAATAGCCTTCTTCAGAATATAGATGATTTTTTACAAGAAGGCATTCTTGTAACAGCCACAAATCATGCTGCGATGCTTGATTCCGCTGTTTGGAGAAGATTTCAAACAGTAATCAATATGCCAATGCCAGAATACGAGGAGATACGTAGGTATATAAGTCAATTTCCAAAGGTAGCAGATGAATCAAACATCACAGAAGCACAATGGAAAACTATTGCAAAAGCGATGGTGGAATTATCATTCTCTGATATTAAGGATATCACACAGAATACTCTAAAAAAGGCAGTGCTAAAGAATAAAGATTACATTGAATGTATTGATTATCTCGTAGAAATCTTCCTGTTTAAAAGCCACGGAAATTATTTGCAGGATGATATAATACAGTATCTGAGTGAAAAAGGAATCGCTCAAAAGCAGATTGGAAAATATTTTTCTATATCTGAAAGACAAGTCAGAAACTATCTTGGAAAGGGTGTGAGTAAGTAATGGAGAAACTCCTTCCTATTAAATTTTTTGAAAAAAGAAAAATTGATGAGCAGTTGACCGAAGCCGGTGGTAGCAAAGATCTCCCTAAGTGGGTAATGCAAGGAGAAGCCTTACAGAAAAGAGTTGAGCACCTCTCGAGTAGTATGGTGCAAATTTCTGCCGGATTTGAATCACATAAGGCAGAGTCTCATGAATTACCTATGGTTATGGCCACCACTATAACAGAGAAAGCTATAGCTAAATCACACCGTGGAAGCGTTGTGGACCTTTTAAATAGCGACAGCCAATCAAATGTAATTGGTGTTGAGTCACTCCCATCCAAACATATAAAAGATAGCAAGAAAGAAGATAGCGAATCTGACAGCAAGACTGAAGAGCAAGAAACCGAAACAAGACGTTTGTTATCGATTGTTACATCTGATGAATTAATAGCTAATATTAATCGCGCTCTACAAGATGCACCTAGCAATGCGAAACTTATATCCACGATTTCAGATATTGAGTTATTTCAGCCACAAAGTGGAACATATAACCCTGAAAATAAGATTTACCGTGTAAGGTTGATTGATTTTCAAAATGGACATAGAAATCAATTGGCACAGACACTATTTAAGAATAAATGTGCAGCTAATAACATCATTATCGAGAAAGAAACTAGATATTCTGCTGATATGAGAATGTATAGAATATCTCTTGATAGTGCTGATAGCATGGCATTAGTGCGAGATTTTGAAGGTGTCTTTTCAATAGAAGAGGCAATCCCAATTCACGTGGATTTGGATGCATTTGATGATGAATCAATACCTGTAGTTAAGGCTCCAAAAGACGGAATGGTTTATCCTACTATAGGAGTTCTTGATAGTGGGATTAATAAGAATGCTTATCTTTCACCTTGGATTTTAAGCGAGAGCGAAGAGTACTATGAGGATAGTCTTCTTGATAAGAGTCACGGATCGATGGTGGCATCAGTTTTGGAGTATAGTGACGAACTCAATGGAACGGATTATTTATCGACAGATGGTGTTATGATGCTTGAAGCGGCTATAGCTCCTGACTTGCGTAGAGAAACTGTATATCCAGAAGATTTGATTGATAACGTTCGTGATGCAATTGAACGACACAGAGACATAAAAATTTGGACCATGTCAGCGGGTACTACTGAGGAAAGCTTGACAGATTCCTTTTCAGAATATGGTATGGCACTTGACAATATAGCAGATGAAAATGGTGTTTTGATAATAAAGTCTGCAGGTAATAGCACTGCGTTTGCAAGAAATGAAGGACCGGAGAGAATTGCTAAAATGGCTGATTCGGTACGCTCTCTTGTAGTAGGCTCCATTGCAGGAGAAAAATCAAGATATGATATGGCTGAAATAGATATGCCATCTCCTTTTACTAGATGCGGTCCAGGACCACTCTATATTATTAAACCCGATCTTGTAGCGTATGGTGGAAATGCCGGAATACGTCCAGATGGAAAGCTTACGACTACAGGTGTTAAAGTATTTGACAAAAATGGAAGTCCTAGTCGAGCTCCAGGAACAAGTTTTTCTACACCTTGGGTTGCTAGAATTGCTGCGGAACTTAATTTCTTGTTAGATGGAGATTTTGACCCTCTACTAATAAAGGCTCTTATGATTCACAATGCAGGATATCCTATTGGTAACCGCATGAAGATGGAATACAAAAAGAAATTTATGGGCTTCGGTATGCCTGCAGGAACGAGGGATATTCTCTATAATTCAGAAAACGAGATAACCTTAATCTTGAGAGACAAATTGTCGAAGGGTAATTTTATTGATATCCTCGATTTTCCTTTTTCTGATAGCATGATAGGTGATGATGGAATGTATCATGGGCAGATTATCCTTACTATGGTCAGTATACCTATTTTAAAGGCATCTGAAGGACCAGAGTATTGTCAGTCTGATATCAAGGTTGCATTTGGAACTATGGATGGTATTAAGGAAAGAGATACCAGCAAGAAGACTATACGTAATCCATATGGTGCTGAGAATTCTGCTAACTTAATGCGTGATGATTTTTATTCCAAGAAAGTATTTGACGTTCTTGAAACTGAGTCATTTGGAAGAGAAAGAACTTTGTTAAATCTTGGCAGCAAATTTCATCCTATCAAGAAATATGCAATTGATCTTGATGAACTGACCAAGGGAAATAAAGCTAAATTTCTAGGTGCAAATCGTAAATGGTATATGAAAGTTGAGACCTTATTTAGAGATGCGGTCGAAAGAGAAGCTAGGGATACAGGAGAAGTGCTTGAACAAGATTTTTGCATACTTGTAACCTTGCGTGATCCATCGGGGAAAGCACCTGTTTATAACGAGGTTACGCAACAATTGCAAGAAAAGAACTTTGTATATTCAAATGTTCAGCTTAAAAATGAAATCAGGGAGCATGTACGTATTGAGGAGGAGAATAACGGTTGATAACTGAGTGGCAAAATATTCAAAAGATAGACGAGATATCCGTTTCTAATAATGATAATGTTAAATATAAACTTTCAGAAAATGATGTAGTTGAATTATATTATTCAGAGCCACGTCTATCTGTTCTTATAGATTTGAATGTCATTCGTTGGATTGATAATCATCTTGTTGTGAATCTGAAAGATTTTATTACTCCTAAACGAAATCATCTATCTGCAAAGGCAAAACGAAACTTATCGGCATGTTGCATAGGAATACTGTATTCAAATGTTGATAAGAATACTAGCAATATAATCAGTACTCTTGATATATTGCTCCAATCTGCCAGTTTCTCAGAGAATGGTACTGTTCCTAACAGACACCAAACTGATGATGAAATACATAAGGAATCTTCAAAGATAGAATCTGAGATTAGTAGAGTGAATTCGATAATGAATCAGTTACCGGGTGGCTTTTCTGGCTCGTTGAAAGCACATATGGAACGAAAAGGATATACAGAGGAACTTTTATCGCAGGAGTCGTGGGTGAGCTTGAGTACAATTAAACAGTATAGACAGAAAGAAGAAAAAGAGAAAACATTCAAAACTGTAACGGCTCTCTGCATAGGTATGCATTTGCATCCATGGTTAACCGAGGATTTACTGAGAAAGGCAGGAATAACACCAAAAGCAACACAACAAGATGGTGCATTTAGGTATCTCTATACTTTCCATTACAAAGACTCAATTGAAGATTGTAATATTTACCTTCGTTCAGTAGGGCTTCCAGAATTTAAAATGCGTGAAAAATCCGCATAATAACATCATATTGTATTTGACCAGGGAAAATTCCCTGGTCTTTTTTTGCCTTTTTTTATTTCAAAGGACATTTTTAATGTCATCTCAATTGCCAATATAATTCGCTGATTCATCGAGTTTCAGAACAATCATTCTATATATAAAACCCTCTTAATTACTGCATTTTCAAGGCTAATAGGGACATTTTGAATGTCTGTGAATAGCCACTTTTTCATGCTAATCTTTATATGTAAGGGTTAAATCCCTCAGAAGTCAAAAATAGTAAATCATGCCGGAGTGCGCAATCTTGGCAGGATATCTCATAGGTTTCAATCTACTGTGATAAAGACAGTAATTGATATGCGAAGAGATACCCTTTCCTCGTTGCGCTCTTTTTCCGCTTTGAAGGTCTGTGTATCTCTATCACAGGTCTATTTTATACCCTGTCGTGATTGTTCTCCGAGTTAGGAGGCAAACATGACAATCAACATTTTATATGAGGAAAACATGAAGAACGGTTACAGAAACTACACTACCATCGAAATTCCAGACGGTGATTACAGCACAATGATTGAGATTGATTATCAACAGCGTTTGGCTGAAGCACCAGATGATAAGAAGAATCGGGTTAAAAAGTGTGAAACGGTTCAAGAGGTTTTAGACCTTATGAATAAGCGTGAATACAACAACTGGCACAAGGAGCACCGTCATCGCGTAATTGTAAACAAACCATTTCGTAAAGATGATGAGGACGCGGATGAAAGTGACGGTATAGATGCAGTTGCAGATAATTCACAAGAAGAAGAGCACAACCGGCAGTATGAGTACGAGGCTTTATGCCAGAAAATCCGTGCCGTGTTAAAACCAGAGTTTGCAGAAGTCATCATTGCCGTGTGCTTGGATGATATGACACCGGAAGAATACGCAACATTGACAGGTGCAAAGCGAGATGCCATATACAAGAGGTTACAGAGAGCGAAGAAAAAATTTCGAGAAGTTTTCTAAAACTGTCCAATCTGACCCTTTCTCAAGGCTATCAAGTAGAGGGTAGACCTCAAATAAATTACAGGAGGTAATTCTATGAGCGAATTACAGATTTTTAAGAATGCGGAATTAGGCTCTGTCCGCACATTATCTATTAATGGTGAGCCATATTTTGTCGGTAAGGATGTAGCAGAGATTCTTGGCTATACCAACCCAAGCAAAGCTTTAGCAGACCATGTTGATGAAGAGGACAAACTCAATAACGAATCGTTATCGAGTTTGGGACAGCGCGGTGGCTGGATTATCAACGAATCAGGTCTTTACAGCCTTATTCTTTCCAGTAAGCTACCGACTGCTAAAAAGTTTAAACGCTGGGTTACAAGCGAAGTTCTACCTGCTATTCGCAAGCATGGTGTTTATGCAGTGAATGAGGTGTTGAATGACCCGGATATACTGATTGCCGCACTTACTGAATTAAAGGCAGAGCGTGAAAAGACAACGACATTGAAGCAGACAGTGGCGATTCAAAACCAACAGATTATTGAGATGAAACCCAAGGCAAGTTACTACGATGTGGTGCTGAACTGCAAAGACCTTGTAGCAATCTCCGTAATTGCAAAGGACTATGGCTGGAGTGCTAATCGTATGAATCAGTATCTTCACGAAAAAGGTGTGCAGTACAAGCAGGGCAATAAAATTTGGTTATTGTATCAGAAATATGCTGAGATGGGTTACACCAATACCAAGACTCATAGTTATCCCGGTCGTGACGGTTCGATGCACACAGCAGTTCATACCTATTGGACACAAGCAGGACGCCTTTTCATCTATGCCCTGTTAAAGGCAGACGGAATTTTACAAACGATGGAACAGGAGGGCGGTCATGGCAATTGATAAGTTTAATTCAGAAGGTTATTATGACCCCGTAGTATATGAGGCATTAACAAAAATTGAAAAGGAAGAGCGTGCGGCTAGAAAAGCCGCCGCTTTCAGACCTATGGTGTATGTGTGCAGTCCCTATTCCGGTGATGTTAAGAGAAACACAGCGAATGCAAGAATATATTCACGTTTTGCGGTTGCAAAAAATACGATTCCATTTGCACCACACCTCTTGTTGCCACAGTACATTTCAGAAGAACATGAACGTGGTCTTGCTATGTTTATGAATAAGGTATTTCTTGGCAAGTGTGATGAACTTTGGGTGTTCGGCAACAGTATTACACTGGGAATGTCTGAAGAAATTGAACAGGCAGAGAAAATGAGAAAGAAAATCAGATATTTCACAGAAGATTTGCAGGAGGTGGACGGAAGATGAAATTAACGGTTTACTCGGCAGACTGCGTTGGCAGTCTGTCTAACTGTGTTTATCCAAATAAACATATCATTACAGACGAAACTACAATGAAAGCAGCAGTAAGCCATGACCATGTAACAGCAGAATATAAGGATAATTATCGTGGTAATTCTAATTTTATCGTTGCGGATAATGTTCCCCTTGACTGCGATAATGACCATAGTGATAATCCTGACGAATGGATTACTCCGTTTGAAGTGGCTATGGCTTTTCCTGATGTTGCTTTTGTGGCCGTTTATAGCAGAAACCACATGAAGGTAAAAGACGGAAGATCAGCACGTCCGAGATTTCATGTGTATTTCATCATACCGGAGATTACGGACTCAAAGGAATACACACTTCTTAAAAAACGTATTGCAGCCTATTTCCCCTACTTTGACAGCAATGCACTAGACAGTGCAAGATTGCTTTTTGGATCAGCTGACCCACAAGTGGAAATCTATGAAGGTAGCAGCAACATCATTGATTTTATTGATGATCGAGAATTTGAGATTTGGGATAATCAGCAGAGTCAAGTACCACAGGGTAAGCGTAACAATACCATGTCCCACTATGCCGGAAGAATCATCAAACGCTATGGAGATACCGATGAGGCATCTCAGCTTTATTTACAAAAGGCTGAAAAATGCAATCCGCCCCTTGATGATGCAGAACTTAAGACAATATGGAACAGTGCGTTGAAATTTGGTGCAAAGGTATCTTCGCAGGAAGGATATATCCCGCCCGAACAGTATAATGCAGATTATACCTTAAAGCCGGAAGATTATTCTGATGTAGGACAGGCTGTTGTGTTAGCGAGAGAATATTCTGATACATTGCGTTATTCTCCTTCCACGGGTTACCTTGTATATAACGGTAGCTTTTGGGAAGAATCTGACCCTTTGTCACAGGCGGTTGCACAGGAACTAACTACCCGTCAGCTTGCCGAGGCAGAAACGGAAATCAAGAAAAGACTTAAGGAAATGGAACAAAACGGCGCCTTTGAAATTCTCGCCCAGATGGGTGCTAAAAAAGCGGTATCCGCTTTTAATGAAGCACAAGCACATTCTTTTGAACTATATGAGGATGCTATAAATTATAAAAAGTATGCCATCAAACGCAGAGATTCCAAATACATATCCTCTGCCTTAAAAGAAGTCAGACCGATGGTTGGCATCACACAGAATCTTCTTGATGAAGATGAGTTTTTGCTGAATACTCCTAGCGGAACTTATGACCTTAGAAAGGGTGCGGGAGATATTAAGGAACACGATGCCTTTGATTATATTACCAAGCAGACAGCCGTGGATGCAAATGATGTGGGTGCTGATTTGTGGGAAGAGGCACGGGGGTGCGGACATATTCTTGGACTATTTTATGCTGATAATCCAAGGCTATGTCTGTACTCTACCAGGCTCATATAACCGAGAGATTTTTTTATTCGTTTTGTGTTATACCAATTAATATAGCTGTTAAGCTCATTTACGAAATCATCCATTGTGACACCTATCCATGAGCGTCCATAAAACATTTCATTTTTTAATCTACCAAAAAATCCTTCGCAAGCTGAATTATCAGGTGAACAGCCTTTTTTTGACATAGACCGTGTTAGCCCGGCAACTCGCATCTGTTCTATCCATCCAGACCATCGATAATGGCACCCTCTATCCGTATGTACAAGAGGATGTTCATATGGTGACAATGTGCTAATAGCATCTTCGAGCATTTTGTTGACCAAGATAGAATCTGGAGTTGTTCTGATATTCCATTTTACAACCATACCATCAAAACAATCAATAATCGGAGACAAATATACCTTCCCGGCAGGAATGGCAAATTCGGTTATATCGGTTAACCATTTTGTATTAGGACGTTCTGCGTGAAAATCTCTATTAATTATATTGTCTACCTCCGGTGTGATTTCGCCTTTATATGAGCTATATTTTTTTATATGTTTTGTTGGTACTGTTAAATTTTCTTCTTTCATAATACGTCGTACAATTTTCTCTGAAACAGTAATACCTATTTTCTTGAGTTCTTCGTAAATACGCCTATATCCATAGCAATTTCTGTTTTTTTGAAAAATCATTTTTATTTGTATACGGATTTTTGCATATTTGTCAGGGCGTTTCATCACAGACTTCTGATAATAGTAACTACTTTTTGCCATACATAGACATTTTAAACGCTGATGCAGTGGATATTTATCTTCAACGGCATCAATAACCACTACTTTTTCATGATTTTTCAGTTTCATCATATTGATGCCTTGATCTTTTTTAATAAACCTAAAGCTTCTTTTAGTATATCTACTTCCATTTGTAATTGTTTGATTTGATCCTGCAGTTCTGAGATATCCTGTTGCTCGGAAGGTTCTATATTAAAATCTATATTTTCTCTTTTTATTTGTTTCTTAGATGACATAAGACCTGCCACTCCAAATTTCTTATATTTTCGATACCATGAATATATACTGACACGGCTGTAACCAATATCTCTTGATACATATTCTACACCTTCGCCAAGAGAAAAGCAACGCTTAATTGCCTCTAATTTTAAACTTGTATCAGGAATACGAGGATGATTAGGTGCATTAATGATTTTTTCCTTAATTATATATGGTTTATCAAGCGAACCATGATAATTTGTTTTTTCTGCAAGTTTTCTTTCATACCATCGGTACAAGGTGCTACTTGATGGATATTCCAATAAATTTATGACTGCTTGGACAGAACCTAAGCGTTCATATTCTTTTAATGCAATTTCTATCTGTTCTTTTGTATACATTTATTTTACTCCTTTAGGAGTCCAAGAATATGTCCGCACCCCCCACTTAATAATTTCTTCTGTAAGGATAAGAGTCTGATTGATTATGTTCAGCGAATTGTAGGTCTTTCAGCTATTGGCAAAGTCTATGTGGAGGCTTTGATTATTGCCTATGGAGAAGGTCGTAATGGCAAGTCTACCTTCTGGAATGTAGTGTCCCGTGTGCTTGGCAGTTATAGTGGTAATATTTCCGCTGATGTTCTTACAGTTGGGTGTAAAAGAAATGTGAAACCGGAACTTGCAGAGGCAAAAGGAAAAAGACTGCTTATTGCTGCAGAGTTGGAGGAGGGTATGCGGCTTAATACTTCCAATGTAAAACAGCTTTGCTCCACCGATGAAATATATGCTGAAAAGAAATACAAAGCACCATTTTCATATATTCCGAGTCATACACTTGTGCTTTATACCAATCACCTACCGAAGGTCGGTGCGATTGACAAAGGTACATGGCGAAGATTGATTGTAATTCCGTTTGAGGCAAAGATTGAAGGCGGTAACGATGTGAAGAATTTTGCGGATTATCTGTTTGAGAATGCCGGCGGTGCGATTCTGTCTTGGATTATTGCGGGTGCGGAAAATGTAATCAATGATAATTACCATATTGAGCCTCCGCAGAAAGTTAAGGATGCTATTCGTAAGTATAAGGAAAATAACGATTGGATGGCTCATTTTCTTATGGAATGTTGTGAGGTTGATGAAAGCTATACAGCAAAATCCGGTGAGGTGTATAACTCATATCGTTCGTATTGTACGCAGGTGGGTGACTTTATTCGCAGTACAGCTGATTTTTACACTGCCTTGGAAAGCAGTGGTTTCGACCGTAAAAAAACAAGAGATTGTAACCTTATAATTGGTCTTCGATTAAAGTCAGAGTTCTTGGAATAAAAGGATTTTCACTATAGTGTGGAGGTCTATGGATGTCTTTTCTATAAACTATCTTAAAGATAAAAAAATAAATATATATATAAAGTTATGGAAATACACTCCATAGACCTCCACATAAATCTATTGGATGGAGGTAGCAGATTTGAGAGAAAAAGAAATAGAACAGAAATTAGTGACCGAGGTCAAACGCATGGGTGGTATCTGTCCGAAGTTTGTATCACCCGGTTTTGATGGTATGCCCGACCGCATCATTCTTTTACCCAAAGGCAAGCTTGCATTTGTCGAGGTGAAAACTCCCGGCGAAAAACCTCGTCCACTGCAATTAGCAAGACACAAAATGATAAGGCATCTCGGATTTAAGGTGTATGTACTTGATGATGAAGGGCAGATTGGAGTGATTATAAATGATATACAGACCACATGATTATCAGCAGTATGCTATTGACTATATCGAGCATAACAGTATTGTGGCAGTTCTGCTTGATATGGGACTCGGCAAAACAAGCATAACGCTTACAGCTATAAACAACTTGCTGTTTGACAGCTTTGAGGTACATAAGGTTTTGGTTATTGCACCGTTGCGTGTAGCAAGAGAAACTTGGACGGCAGAAACCGAAAAATGGGAACATCTACAAAACCTTAAATGCTCTGTGGCTGTCGGCACAGCTGAAGAACGCATATCTGCTTTAACGGTAAAGGCTGATGTGTATATCATAAACAGAGAGAATCTGCAATGGCTTGTCGAGGAAAGTGGCATTACATTCGATTTCGATATGATTGTGATAGACGAGCTGTCCTCGTTTAAGAACCATAACACAAAAAGGTTCAAGGCAATGCTGAAGGTCAGACCAAAGGTTAATCGCATAGTAGGACTTACTGGCACACCCGTCGCTAACGGTCTTATGGATTTATGGGCACAGTTTCGTATCCTTGATATGGGCGAGCGGCTCGGGCGCTTTATTTCAAATTACCGAAATGAGTATTTTGTACCCGACAAACGAAATGGACAGGTGATTTTTAGTTATAAGCCACTTCCCCACGCTGAGGAGCGTATATATGAAAAAATATCTGACATCACGATTTCCATGAAAGCCGCCGACCATTTGAATATGCCGGAGCTTGTATTAAGCGAATACCCTGTTACAAGGTCGGCACAGGAAAAACGCCGCTATGATAAATTCAAGCAAGAACTTGTGTTAAATCTTCTGGACAGTGAGATTACCGCCGCAAACGCAGCATCACTTTCAGGAAAACTATCACAGATGGCGAATGGCGCAATTTATGATGATGACGGCAACATCTACTCTGTACACGAAAAAAAGCTTGATGCGTTAGAGGATATTATCGAGGCGGCGAACGGGAAACCTCTCCTTGTAGCATATTGGTTCAAGCATGACCTTGACAGGATATGCGAAAGGCTGAATAAATTGCATATCCCGTTTTCAAGACTTGATACCGCCGAGAATATAAAGCGATGGAATTGTGGAGAGTTGCCTGTCGCACTTATTCACCCTGCCTCTGCCGGACACGGTCTTAATTTACAAAGCGGCGGCTCGACACTCGTATGGTTTGGTCTTACATGGAGCTTGGAACTGTATCAGCAAACTGTGGCACGACTTTGGCGGCAAGGTCAAACGGCACAGACGGTTATTGTGCAGCATCTTATATCAAAAGACACAATAGACGAGCGAATTATGACGGCACTTAAAAAAAAGAACTTTCACAGAATTCACTGATAGATGCGGTCAAAGCCGAGATTGGAGGTTGCAATGGACGGATATAAAGAATTAGCAAATGCAATTATACTGCAAGCGGTTAAGGATTACAGAAAAGCGTTAAAGCATGACGAACGAGGACGCAAGCGTGAAATCGAGAAATTCTTTCGTTCGGTCTGGTTTTCAATTTTGACCAATGTTTCCGGCGAAATGCTGATACAGAAATTAAGAGCGGAAGTGAAGGAGGTTGTTATAAAATGACGGCAAAGGAATACTTAAATCAGACTTACCGAATTGACCAAATGATAGAGTCAAAAATTGAGCAGGTGCGGTCATTGAAGGATCTATCCACTAAGGCTACCGCTGTACTGACGGATATGCCGAGCGGTTCAAGGGATGTACACAACAAGGAAAATATCATCGCAAAAATGCTTGATATGGAGAATGAACTCAAATCCGACATTGACAAGATGGTTCGGATAAAGAAGGAAGTCACTGACACTATTAACACTGTGAATGATAGGAGCTGTCGCTTGCTGTTGGAAATGCGCTATCTTCGTTTAATGCCTTGGGAGGATATTGCGGCAGATATGAATTGCTCTTTGAGAAGTATACATTACCTGCATAACCGTGCTTTAAAAAAGTTGAGCAAAACAGAAAGTTTGCACACAATTTCACTTGATTGTAATGTCAACTGTGGTATAATGGTAGTATGAGAATAATATTCAAAAGAGTCGGTTTTTGATGTGACCCCCAAAAGTTAGACTTTTTATAGCGTAGTAGTTTTAACGACTGCTACGCTATTTTTATGCAGCCAAGGTGTTGAGCCGATACTCAACCGGACTCATCCACCCAAGTTTTTCTTTTATTCTTTTCTCGTTGTAATATTTTATATATCTTTCAATAGCATCTTTAAGCTCTTCAAAGCTGTAATATGTAGTTCCATAATACATTTCCTGCTTTAATATTCCAAAGAAATTTTCCATCACAGAGTTATCATAACAATTTCCTTTCCGAGACATACTTTGAAATATTTTGTTTTCTTTAAGAACAGAAGAATATGCACCCATTTGATATGCCCAACCTCTGTCTGAATGGAATGTTCTTCTGTATGGGCAATCAGATGTTATTTCTATTGCTTGTTTCTGTGCCGATAAAACACTTGCCGCTGATGGAGTTTTGCTTATACCATAGCTTAACACTTCACCATTAAACATATCAAGAAATGGGTCTAAATACAATTTCTTAATTACCATTCTGCCTTTGTTGTCAATCTCATAATACTTAAATTCGGTCGTGTCAGTAGTTATCTTTTGATGCGGTACAGATGTATTAAATCGCCTGTTAATTCTGTTTGGTGCTATTTTACCAACATTGCCTTTGTATGAATTATATCTGCGACTTTTTCGAGTAAATGATGTGACCTGGAAACATAATTTTTGCATGATTCTTTGAACTTTCTTTTTATTCACAAAAATCTTTCTGTTTCGTAATTCTCTATATACCCGTCTGTAACCGTAATCCTTGTTTTCTATATGGATTTTAGTGATTTCATCCTCCAACTGTTTATCAGGATTTTCTCTGTCAAATCGTTTTTGCCAATACATATATGTTGCCTTTGGAAAACCGACTACTGCGAGAATGTCTTTTAATTTGAACTGTCCTCGGAGACTGTGGACAATTCTCGCTGTTTTTTCAGAAGAGTTTCCTCCTCTAAACGCAGTCTCCTCAATTCTTTTAAATATGCATTTTCTATTCTAAGTTTAAGTAGTTCGTCTTCAAGTTCTTTGACATGCTCGGCACTTGTATCCACGGTTTTTTCTCCGTCATATTTAGAAGGCTTTTTACATTCTCTTATATCCAATGTTTTCTTACGACCTTTCTTTTTAGGTCTCAAAGCATCAGGTCCGGCAATTCTGAAATCATTGACCCATTTTACAATCAATGATGGATTACTAATTCCTTGTGATAGTGCTAATTCCTGATATGAGACCTCACTTGATAGATACAATTCTACCATAGAAAGCTTAAATTGAAAAGTATATTTCTTATTTTGTCTCGAACGCATTAACCCTTCTTCACCAAATTCTCTGTATGCGTGTACCCATTCTTCAATTCTCCTCTTTGCAGGAATGTTATATTTACTTGCTAAATATCTATACCCACCTTCAGCATTTAGATATGCCTGCACAACCTCCATTTTAAATTCAAAACTATATTTTGCCAT